ACTGAAACGGTTGAGATCAATAGTCTCTCTAAAAAATACCTCTGGAATTGACATTCATTAAGCTGCGTCAGGTTGGGTTGGGGCTTCCATTTCGATCAGCCCACCAGCTTGCGTTGCCTCTACTTCTTCCTCAACATCAAAATCATCTCCGAGAATCTCACCACTGCTTAACTGTGTTAATAATGTTTCCTGACTGATAGTGCCAGCAGTAAATAATGCCAACAATGATTGGATCTCCTGTGGTTCTAATCTTGCAGTTACAAAATCTCTGTTAACAAAACTGCTGCCAGCATTTGGTTCGTTGAGATATTCACTATGAAACTTGAGACAATTATCAATCAAGTCTTGCATCTGCTGTGCGACAACCATCATCGTACTGTCGTTCTGTGATCTATCAATCCTCTTGGCCTCGGCTGACTCTCCCACTAATTTCTGACCAAGCACCGCAGCTAATGACAATGTATTAATCTGATCTGCTATGTCTTTAAGCCTTGTGAACTGGCTGTCATAACTGTCACCCGATGGGCTGACATATTCCATTCTTGATTCAGGTGGTAATGATAATGCTTCATTCGGGCCTGTTGTTATCTCATCTGCATTTGGATAACCAAAAACTGCAAGCAAAGGAACAGAACTGATATGCAGAATATTATCAAGGTCACTCTGTATCTGGTAATGCTTTAGGTTTAGTTCTGCTATGTCATATAAAGGACTGCGTGATTCATACATTCCCACCCTGTTTGAATAGGCAACAGAAAAAGGAATCTTATCCTTTATGCTCATCTCGCCTTCATCATGTAATTTATATTCACCCTTATTATTTTTTCTATGGATTTCATATCGCCCAGGTTCTAATACTCTGATTTGTTTTACAATCTTTTCTCCATACTTACCATCAGATTCAACAACCTGTTCCATTAATCGTAATTGAGTTAATTTTCTTACACCATCAACAATCTCTGTCCTCCAGCCAAGAATATCTTTAGGGGCATAAGTAACCCAATATGGTCTTGCCTTTTCTCCATCTTTCGGTGCATCAACAAGAACACCAACATGACCAAAAGAAATAGCGACTCTAGCTGTTTGATATAACCAGACATTAAGATCATTACCCTCAAGGTCAACATCAAATAGCTGCTCACGAACAAGATCCGAAACGTCATCCAAACGAATAGGCTTCCTGACGAGCATACCACTTAACATTTTCTCGATTCTTTGCATAAATGGAACTACTGTTGACCTTGAAAGTCGAGTGTCATATGCGTCATCTGTCTCACGAGGCTCTTGACTCAAATATTTTCTATGTTCACTACGGATTTTATATGTTCCCTCTTTCAAATCTTCAACCAAACCCCAGAAATTAGCCATCCTTTGATAAGCAGCATTAGGACTTGCAACCGTTGTAGGAGCTAGTGTTACAGGCTGATTGTAAATATTCAGAGAACTATACACGGTTTTTCCTCATAGTACCATTACTTTTAATATATTCTAATACCAGTTGGCTTGCCTGTTCTACCATAAAGAATATTAAATTCACGATAAATCAAATAACCAAGTGCATCAACATGGTGATCATATCCATTCTGTTTATCAGGATCGCCTGTCTTTTCATCGTAACTCTGCAACTCAAGGCACTCAATCAAACGAGCGCAACGGGCATGAATCGCCAAACGTCTTTCCCCTTTGCCGTTCTGTAGTAACGCATTGACGGTTGCAACTCTATCTTTGATAAAGGGATTGCTCTTGAGAGCCATTGAACTGAATCCGTAACTTTCGAGGATTGCAATGTCTGTTTTTGATGCAT